ACTCGTCGTTCTTCAGGTAAATCACATTGAGCCTCGGCGCGGACAAGGCTACGGACGCGGGTGCCACCATCACCTGAGCAACCTCGAGACGCTTTGCCGTCCGTGTCATGTGGTGGTCACGAACCAGCAGCGTAAGGCGCGGGCCGCATGAGCCCCCAGCTCTGCACCGTGTGCTCGGCTAAAGGAGTCACAAGCACGGCCGACATCCACAAAGCCAGCCGTCAGTGCCCGCACTGCCGAGCGTGGCTGTGCAACGCGCACTCGCGTCGATCGGCGCGCAGCGACGGCCGCTGGGTTCGCGTTTGCGGTCGCTGCCACACGCATCTTCCTCACCAACTGTTTAGGGCGCTGGCATGACGATGGAGAGCGGATTCAAAGACGGGAAGCTGACGGATGAGGGGCTAGAAATCATCCTTGCAGCGACGACGGTAAAGCGAATAACCGAATTTACGGCGGAAGATCGCGAAATAGCGGAGGCCGTGCTCCGACGCGCCGGTCCGTTGGCGGATGGTTCAACGGACTCCATGCGAGAGATTCTCACCGCGACGTTCGGTGAGTGCCTGGAGCGTGGGCTGATCGCCGACTTGGACGCCGGACGTCATCTCGGCACCGAGGACTACCGAAACTTAGCCCGCGTCGGTAAGCTGGCGTCGGTCTTGCTGGCCGCGCATCATGCCGAGCTTCGCGCTATGACTGAGTGCTTCGAAGCATGAACGCAAGACTTCTCGGTGCCGTGGCACTGTGGGCGCTTATCGCCGCCACGCTTTTAGCGTTCACGAGCTGCTCGCCGTGTGGAGTACTTCAGATCTGCCCGCAGCCGTGCGTCGACGTACCGTGTGACTATAAGGGAGCGCGATGAAGAAAGAGCTTGAGCTCGGCGCGGATTTTCGAGTGCCCACCGAGATCCTCACCAGCGCGATCGGGATCTTGGGCGTGCGCGGGTCCGGGAAGACGACCACCGCCGGCGTCGTGGTTGAAGAAGCGATCGTTGCCGGCGTCCCGGCGGTGATCATGGACCCGACCGGAGCTTGGTTCGGCCTGAAATCTTCAGCTGACGGCAAGAGCGCGGGGCTTCCGGTTTACGTCTTCGGCGGCGAGCATGCAGACGTTCCGCTCGAGCCGGACTCTGGGAAGATCGTTGCGCAGTTCGTCATCGACAAGCGCGTGCCAGTCGTACTCGACGTCTCGCTCATGCGAAAGAACGAGCGCACGAGGTTCGCGGCCGACTTCTTCGAGGAGGTCTACCACCGCAACCGCGATCCACTACTGGTCGTCATTGACGAAGCGGCGCAGTTCGTTCCCCAGACCTATCGCGGCGAGAAGAATCCCATCCTGAGCCGATGCCTGGGCGCCGTCGACGACATCGTTGCCCTCGGGCGCCGGCGCGGCCTGGGCTGCATCCTCATCGGGCAGCGTGCGGCGCGGATCAATAAAGACGTCCTGACGCAGTGCCACACGATCGTCGCGATGCAGCTGACGTCGCCGCAGGATCGCAAAGCGCTCAACGAGTGGGTCGAGGAGCAGCACGGCAGCGATGAGCAAGCCAAAGAGTTCCTCCGATCGCTCACGACCCTGAAGGTCGGCGAAGGCTTTGTATGGTCGCCGGCGCTGCTCGGCGTCTTCCAGCGCGTGCGTTTCCGTAACCGCCAAACATTCGACTCGTCAGCGACGCCGAAGATCGGCCACAAGGCGATTGCACCCCAGGTCTTTGCTAAGGTCGATCTCAATGCACTGACCTCGGAAATCGCCGCCGCCCGCGAGCGCGCCGACGCGGATGATCCCAAGAAGCTGTGGGCAAAGATCCGCGAGCTCGAGGAGCAGCTCGCGCAGCGACCCGACATGGACCCGACGGTGGAGCGAGTGGAGATCCCGCTGTTTTCCGATGAGGAACGCGCACGGTTGCACAACGACCTCGCGGCGATCGGTGGCCTCTGGGAGCGCGTGCGCGACGAGGCTGACACGGTGGTTCCCCGCATCGCCGAGGTATTGCAGCGCGTCGACGCGTTCGACGAGCGGGGCGTTCGAAAGACTCATGAGCCTGCCACTATGCCGGAGCGCTCTCACGCGGCGAAACCACCGGTTGCGGAATTGCGCAAATCCGCAACCGCTCGCTCCGCGCCGGCCACGTCGAGCCTGCCGAAGGCCGAGCGCGCGCTCCTAACGGCAATCGCGCAGACTAAAAACGGCTGTGAGCGCGATCAGTTGTCCATCTTAAGCGGCTACTCCGTAAAGAGCAGCAGCTTCCACAACGCCATCAGCGCGCTGCGATCGCAAGGGTACGCGGAGCAGGGCTGGCCGCTACGGATTACGCCCGACGGATTGAAAGCGCTCGGGGACTTCGCCCCTCTCCCGACCGGCCGAGATCTCCACCACTATTGGATCCGCCGTCTTGGAAAGGCGCCCGGGACAATGCTGCGGATCCTGATCGACGCCCACCCGGGCCGGCTAACCAAACCTGAGCTCAGTGATCTCTCCGGCTACTCGATTACTAGCAGTAGCTTTCACAACGCCGTTTCGGAGCTGCGCACACTACAGCTGATCGAAGGGCGCGGAGATCTGCGTGCCAGCGATGCGCTCTTTGATCGTGTTCCAACCCCACGTACTTAAACGCCAGAAAGGAAAACTTCAGAATGTATACGGATGCCGTCCAGTTTTTTAAGGACGTTACCGGCGAAGAGCCCACGGCCGCAGAAGCGACCGGTAACATCCCACTCGACGTGCTGCTAAAGCTCATCGACGCACGCATACCGATTGCGATTGACAACGAAGCTCGACGTCAGGCCGAAATCGAGCTTAGCCTGAGAGAAAAGATCGATACAGCGATAAAGGTCGAGCCGGCGAAGCCCGATCCAGAAAACGGGGCTTCACCGTTTAGCGAAGCGCCGGCAGGCTCCGAGAGCTAAGACGCGATGCCCAGCGATCGGCGCGCCCCGAAGTTGTTGCAGTTCGAGTTGGACTTCAACGAGTTCAACCGGCGCGCCATCGCTCGGCTCATTGGTAAGCGTCGCGGCCTTGCCTCCGAGCAAGAGTGCCGCGACTGGATCATCACGACGATCAACGACAAAATCGAAGAAGGGCTGATGGGATGATTTCGACCGAGCTCCTTCATTGTGGCCATGACGGCTGCCCGGAAACCATCGACCCGTACTCCGATCCGAATGGTACGGTGGTCGAGTTCCATTGCAAAGATCACGGCAGCTCGATGACGGTCGACCACACGGCAAAGTCCGATAGCATAAACCATCCGCCGCACTACACCGCGCATCCGTCGGGCGTCGAATGCATCGAGATCACGGAGCACATGGGCTTCTGCCTTGGGAACGCGGTGAAGTATATCTGGCGCGCAGATCTCAAACACGATGCGATCGAGGATCTAAAAAAGGCGCGCTGGTACATTGACCGGGAAATCGCTCGCCGCGAGGCCCGGCAATGACCGCCGCTGAGTTCGAGTACGGCGACATGGCGAGCGGCCCGCAGGCCCTCTCCATTTTCGTGCCGCGCAAGCCGGTGTCGGTTAATCAAGCGTACTGTCGGGCAAAGTTTTCGGCGTCGCGCGGCGCCGGCGGCGGTAAGGGACTGGTGCTTACCAAGGCTGGCCGCGATTTCAAGGATGCGGTGCGCAGCCACGCTCTGGCCGCCAAGATGCGCCAGGGTTGGCCGGCACCGGAGCGTGTGCGCGAGGTGGCGCTGATCATCACGACGTTCAATACCCGTCACGACGCCGATTCTGCGGTTAAATTGTGTGCCGACGCTTTGCAGGGCGTAATCTACTCCAACGATCGGGTCGTCTCGCGAATCACCGCGCAGAAGGGCAGCGACGCCGGGAGTCAGCGCGTCGAGATATCAGTCGAGCTGCTGAGGGCTGTATGAGCCGATCGCACTCGCGTAAAGGCGAGGGAAATCTGCCGTGGCCGCTCGTTCGCATCGTATGGCGCGACAGCAGTAGTCCCCGTGGCTGGCAAACGTTAAAAGATTGGGGCGGACTTCACTCTCTGGAGTGCGAGTCCGTCGGATACCTGATTGCAGAAGACCATCAATCCAAAACGGTTGTACCGCATATTGCCTACCCGCTCGAAGAAGAGAACCGGCAGGGATCAGGCATTATGGTGATCCCCGCCGGCTGTATTGTCTCCGTAGAACGACTAGTTACTTGCTCTTCTTCTCGGGTTTGTGGGGTTGCGGGTCGTTCTTCTCGGAGTCGAGGACGCGTGCGGCGAGGCTCTGGATGATCGCAGGTGTCGCTGTCTTAGGGTCCTTAAGCGCACGAGCCGCGTCGTGGGCGAGCTTGGGCGTTGGTTTTTGTTTCTCGGTCACTATTTTTCCTCATAAGACCTGCGTCTCGCATGATCGCGACACGCATTTGAGTCAAACAATCCGTTCCTCCGGCGGTGAAGCCCTTGTGGGTCGCTTGTGCATAGCTTCGAAATTCTGCAGATGAAGTGTGCCACACGTGGTGGCACTCTGCTAGGGCGAGTTTTGTGACGCTGCTCGCCCGCCTGAAGCTGCAGCGTGACGCGCTCGATGCCCGGATCCGCGCGCTGGAAGAAGGCGAGGGAGACGTTCTGCACCCCAGCGCACCGTGGCCGGTGCTGACCGATACCGTTAGGAAGGGGCTCAATCCAATGAAACGCGCATCTGCGGTGGCCACGCTCCGCCGCATTGCTAAGAGCGTCAACGACCGCATGGGGACGATTCAGGGGCGTTCGCTGTTTGACGACAGCCCTGCAACCATCGAAATTCAAGAGTTACGCGAGCTGGCCGACCGTATTGAGAACGAGGGTCTCACTGTCCCGCTTGATGATTTAGTGCAGGTAACAATCGACGCGAACGGCGGCACGATATTGACGCGCCTCAGTTGCAAGAACTGCGGCGCCGGTGCTCCCGTGGCGACGAGCGAGACGCCCGACGATCAATGAGGAACATGAGCTTCTCGATGACGACCGAGCAGATCCGCAATCGCACGAAGACCGTAACGCGTCGGCTGGGGTGGGAGAACCTGAAGCGAGGCGATCTCGTGCGCGCGGTCGTGAAGTCCCAGGGTCTGAAGAAGGGCGAGAAGGTCGAGCAGCTCGCCGTGCTGCGGATTGTCAGTGTTCGTATTGAGGGCCTTTGGCGGCTGACCTACAACCCGCGCTATGGACGCAAGGAATGTCGGCTCGAAGGATTCGCGACCGGGAAATATGCGGAGCCCAAAACTTTCGTCGATTGGTTCTGCCTGAGCCATAAATGTAACCCCGAGGCGATCGTGACGCGCATCGAGTTCGAGTATGTCTGACGTTAGCCTGATCTCTTGGACGGATGCCACCCTCAACGTCGTGGTCGGCTGCGAAAAGGTCTCACCCGGGTGCGACCACTGCTATGCCGAGCGCCTCGTCAATACGCGCCAGAGCAAGAACCCGAAGAGCCTGCGCTTCGGCATCACGTTCGAGCATCTAACCTTCCACGAGGACCGCTACCGAATGCTCAACAAACGCGCTCCGACCCGGTTCTTCGTCAACTCGATGAGCGATCTGTTTCACCACGGCGTTTCGGAGTCGTTCATCCGCTTCGCTTTCTCGCGGATGGAAGACGCCGTACAGCATACGTTTCAGGTGCTGACCAAGCGGCCCGAGCGTATGCGTAGAGTCGTTCCTAAAACGCTCGAGGTGTGGGCTGACGGCAAGGTCATCGCTCATCGGCCGCCGGCTCCGAATATTTGGTTAGGCGTTTCGATCGAGAACAACGATTACGCGTGGCGCGCCGACATGCTCGGGCTGGCGCCGGCCGCAGTCCGATTCATTTCGGCCGAACCACTGCTTGGCCCGATCGACTACGACGGCCTACTCGATAACGTGGATTGGGTGATCGTCGGTGGTGAGTCGGGGCCCGGTCACCGTCCGATGGATCTCGCTTGGGCGCGAGATCTGCGCAACCGCTGCCGCGCCGCCGGCGTGGCGTTCTTCTTCAAGCAAGTCGCTGCAGGGCGGCCGACTGACGACATGATCCCCGCAGACCTGCGGATTAGGGAGTATCCAAAATGATCAAGGAGATAAAACTGCGGGAGTTATGCGAGCGTCCCGACCCGCGCGGCGGCATTGCGGGATTCCGCGCCGTTGAAGATATTCTCGCCATTTTGGACGGTAAGCCGCCGCCAATCACCGAAGAAGAAGCCGGCGCTCTGGTCAAAGCGATTTGCGAAACTCAGTGGGGCGCCGTGCAATGCAAGACCCACGCCGAGCTCGACGGCTATTTCGATGCCGGGACGCTTCGCCGCATCGCTGACGTACTGGATCGCATCAAGTGAAGGCGGTCTTTGACGGCCAGTCCCTTTTCAACGCTCTCGACGCCATTCGAGAATCGCGGGCGCTGACGTGGAAGCAGGTCGCCGATGAGTCCGGCGTGCCGGCGTCGACGCTGACCCGAATGGGCCAAGGCAAACACCCGTCCGTCGAGTCGCTGGCCGGCATCAAATGCTGGATGGGCATCTCCATCGACCGGTTCTTTCGAATCAAACTGGATGGCGGCCAATGAACGACAGCCCGATTTTCATAGGCGTAGGGATGGAGTATCTCTGGGATTCGAACGAGCTAGAGATCTATGGATCGTGCAAAGTCGAGATCTACCAGCTGCGGGAATACCACGGCGGCAAACGCGCCCGCGTTATGCTCGACTCCAAGCGCTTCAGCGCCGCCGGTCTGCGTGAGCTGCTCTTGAGCCAGGAAGGCTACGACATGCGTAATGAGCGCAAGCCGTGAAGGATGCACGGATGCCTGATCTCCAGCGAACCGCCGAGCGCGCTGTCGCGGCGGCCGGCGGTTCGAAGTTCACGTTGGTCGGTGCGATCGTCGCGCGCGCCGCGCAGCTGGGCGCGGGCTGGCCGCCGGTGGTCACGGGCGTCGAGGTCGACAAGTTCGCTACCACCGCGCTGCGCGAGATTGCGGCGGGAGCGGTGGAAGTCGGTCACCATGTACAAAAGGTGCAGATCGTACACGACGAGGAGGCCGCGTGAGCCTAATAACCAGCGTCCTAATTCACGGACGCGACGTCGAACCGGCCATCGATCGGCTTAACCGCTGGCTCGATTCGCGGGGGCAGCTGCACCTCGAGGCGTTCACGAAAGTTCCCGAAGACGGGCTGATCTCGGTCGGTCCCAAGTGCTTCAACCCCGACGTTTGGATCGGAGCCTTCAACTTTGCCGACGTAGATGAGCTGCTGGAGCAGCTCTCTCTCCCCGCTACGTGGGACGGAATTTTATGGCCAGCAGCGGTCGTCGTCGACACTGAGGGCGACGAATGCACCGTCGTGCTCGCGCGTGCCGGTCGCGTCGAAGTAATCGGTGATCGAGGCGCCGTGGCGCGATGACCCGCTGCCGCATCGGCTTCTCTAAAGGGCCACTTCCCGAGCCGCCCGATCCGTTGTATCACTTGCGGGTCGCCGCCGGCATCCCGTTGCGGCGCGCGGCGGAGTTCGCCGGCGTCCCGGCGGCGTTGCTGAGCGACTTTGAACATAGCCGTGCCGAGCCGGGCCCGGCGGTGCGCCTCGCGCTCGAGGCATATTATGCACGTTTCACGAGTCGGCGTGCATAAGATCTAGCCGCCTCCGGTATATTCAAAGTAGTACATCGAATGTACCGTACCCGAACACTTGTCCCGATGCATACGCGCATCGCAATGCATAAGCCCGAACACTTGTCCCGCGCGAATACTTCTAACAGAAATAATCGGTCGGGGTTTTATAGCATAGAAAACCCCTACCGGCCCGAACGCTTGTCCCGCTGATCTGGATTTGTGGAGCACGGAAACGTATACGAATCCGCAGCCTTCCCTGCTCAATGCCGACGAAAACGTACACATTTGTGTGGCACACAAACTCTGTAGTACAGCGTTTTAGCGGGACGTACGTTCGGCAAGAAACAAACGCGCGCCGATTGAAGAAGATGCAACGTGAACGCGGAGTCGGGTGAAACTCACGCGGTCTTTTGGCAGTTAGCATTCTGGCCGCCAGACCGGGAGGTCATCGTCACCTCAAAACGTCAGTTTGCCCCCAAAATCATGGCTCGGATCGCGACCTTAGAGCTCGCGGTCATCATCATGGATTGCAAAGCCGCAACGCTCCCAGCTGACGGTTATCCCTGCACGTATCCGGGTTGCGCGCGGGGCCCGCATCATCCATTCGAAGCCTCGGGGCAGCTGGGCAACCACCGTCTGGCCGCTCATGGCATCCGCAGCACCAACGAAGAGAGCATCCGCCGTCAGGAGCGCCGGGACAAACAACGAGCCCGGCGACTGGGGGCAGCGCCGGAGTACATCGACCCGGTGCTCATTCGAGAAGCGGTTGGCGCGGCGGTGCCGCCCCCGGCGGGCCTACGCGTTGTCCCAGGTCCCCTGACCCCCGGCGATCGGGAACACGTGCGCAAACGCCTAGCGCACTTTGTCGGTATCGCGCTCCCTGGTGAGGTCCGCCGGTCCCCGGCGGAGATCTGCCTGGCAGTTGCGGAGATCGCCGCCTCGGCGCTTGCGCCGGCGTATGTCAAGGTCACCGAAAACACCCGCGCCGACATGCAGTACGAGCGCCTGGAGTCCCTCTTCACCAAAAGCGCGATCGCCGTATGAATCCCAGCGATAACGGAACACCGCACGAGCCAGACGCCGCAAAACGGAACAACGCCCAGCAGCAGCCGCCCGATAACGGAACTCGATCAGTGCCGTCGAGCGAAACAAGTGTTCGGCCGATTTCCGTAACACGCAAATCCTCGAAACCTCGGAAGCGCGGAACCGAGGCTCAACACGCGCGGGCGAAATCGACGCAAAAGGCAACAAAAAACGGCCGAAAATCCGCAAACGGCAACAAAGTGACAAAACGGCCGCCGCACCGACCGACCAAAAAGACGCCTGAGGCTCTCGAGCACATTCTCGAGACGCTCAAATACGGCGGCACATGGGTGATGGCTGCTGCTGCCGCGGGAATCTCGCCCGATACGCTGGTTAACTGGCGCGACGCCGATCCGGCTTTTTCGGAAGCTTGCGCGGGTGCGCGCGCGCGGGGGGCAAGTGAGCTGCTCGATCGCATCCGCGAGGAAGCCAAAACCGGCGACTGCCGTTACGCCACCTGGCTGCTGGAGCGCATCGCTCCCAACGAGTTCGGCCGTCGCATGATGGTCGGTGGCATTTCCGGCGGCTCTCCCATTCAGATCGAGGGCGACCTCAAGGCTGGTGATGCGATCAGCAACAACCCCGAAGCTCTCAAAGCACTGCACGCGGCGGTCGGCAAGATCATTGCCGGCACCGCTTCTTCGAGCGACAACAGCAACGGAAAGGCAAGTTCAAATGGCCATCAGTAGACTTGATAGGCTCGAAAACCGCATTCGGCTGATCGAAGACGAGCTGCTCGAGGCGGTCGTGCGCGGCGACCTCCGTCAAGAGACCTTTAGCCGGCTCATTATCAGCGTTGAGGCTGAGCGTGGCGACGAGATAGAGCGGACCGAGGAGGTCGCGGCGAGCTCCAATGGCAGCCATTGACCGTCATTGACCGTCATTGCTCACCAATGACACTCAAGCGTCGCGATCGCGTGCGCTACGTCGGCGTCCCGCTCGCGGGGCCGATTGCGCGTCGCTACCCGCTGCTGGGTTTGCCGAAGGACGCGATGGGCGTGCTGGCCGCGGATCCCTGGGCTAGCGACGGTGCTCGTCGAGCGCCGGATCTCCCGATTGACGTCATCCACGCTGCCGCCGTAACGTTCGACCGCTTCGGCACCATCGTCGTGCCGGTGCTCCTACTCGAGCCGGCATGATCCGCGAGGGCTACCACGCGCCCGAATATCCGCGGCGCTCATCGCTGTTCCGTCGCGTCGCTCGCTTCTTGCGGGCGCTGTGGCTTGGCGACGAGCTCAGCGCTACCGGTTTTCCGACATCAAATGATGTTGCAAAACAGGTAGTTCCGACGACGTCGGAACCCATGTCTGCGTTGCGCGATTACGAGCCACCCGATCCAATGGACCGCGATCCCTACACCCTTGGTACCGGCTCACTGCTTTGAGCCAGCTCGTCCTATGGTCCGGCGGCTGCGATTCGACGCTGGTGCTGTATGAAGCGCTGCAGGCCGGCTATTGGCAGTGGCACGCCGGCGGGAAGTCGTTCACGACCGTGCGCGCCATCTCGATTTCGTATGGTGCGGTCCCGTGCAATGCCGAGCAGCGCCGAGCTCGCGATCGCATCAAGGCCATCTTCGAGGAGAAGAAGCTGGTCTTCGATCATATCGAGGTCACCGTCTCATTCGAAGGCGCGTGGCCGCAGCGGGGATCTGACGGTGGCGCGATCCAGTCGCAACTGTGGCTGGCCACCGCGGCACCCTACCTGCTCGATAAAGAAGATCTCGCGATCAGCTGGATCGACGGGGAATGCAATAACGTCGAGGCCGCGACGACGGCGTTTAATGCGCTTCAGCAGCTCAACGGGAAAACCGGCAAGCTCGTAACGCCGCTATGGAAGCGCTACAAGACCGACGTCGTCGACCGTCTGAAGTCGCTCGAGCTGCTCGATGCCTGCTGGTGGTGCGAGAATGCCGCTGACACGCTCAAGACGCCGGCGCTGGATCAGCCGTGTGGCCACTGCAAGAAATGCATCGATCACGCCGCGGCGCTCTGGAAGCTCGAGCAGTTCCCGCGTGAAATACTTCAGACCAACGGCATGGTGGCGTGACCGCCGCCGTACCCGAATCTGCACCCGCCCCCATCCGGAATCCAGACGTCGCCATGTCGTCGGCGTCGCCGGCGCTCTTTGCGATGATCGCGACGCGAGAGAACCCCGAGCCCTACGTCCCGGAAAACTTCCACTTCGCCGTCGCTGAGGGCATCGCTGACATCGAGAAAGGTCGGCTCGAGCTGCTGGTCATCCAGCTCCCCGTGCAGCACGGTAAGTCCACGACGGCCTCGCAATGGGGCATCGCGTGGATGATGGCCAAGCACCCCAGCTGGCACGTGATCGGCGCGACCTACAATACGGACTTTGCGGAAGATAAGATCGGGCGACCTACGCGCGACATCCTCGAGCGCCACGGGCCACCGTTCTTCGGAGTGCAGGTCGACCAAAACTCACGATCGATGAAACGCTGGAGCACCACGGCCGGCGGTCAACTCATCGCCGGCGGTGTGGAGAAGAACGTTGCCGGCCGGCCATCGGACGTGTTCCTGATCGACGACCCCTACGGCGGCATCGAAGACGCGATGAACCCCAAGTATCGCGCCGACGTCTGGCAGTGGTTCCAGATCAACATCATCCCCCGCCGTAAACCCGTGCTGCGGATGATTGCCATCATGTCGCGCTGGACCGAGGACGACTTCATCGCCCAGCTCATTCGCCTGGCAAAAAGCTCGGGCTGGAAGTACCGCGTGCTGGACTACCCGGCGCTGGCGATCTGCCCCGTCGTTGGCTGCGATACGCCGCGCATCAGCATCGTTCAGGACGAAAAGACCGGTGTCAACGACGTCCAGATCGGGGTCTGCACCCACGGCGTTCGCGACGAGCTGGGACGGCTGCCCGGTGAAGCGTTGTGGCCCAAGGTCCGCAACGTCGAGTTTCTCAAACGCCAGATCCTCGACATGAGCAGCATCCGGATGTTCATGGCCCTCTATCAGGGCCGTCCCCAACCCGCCGGCGGCTCGACGTTTAAGCAGGAATGGTTTCGCTACTTCCGACGCAACGGCGACTTCCTCGAGCTGCTCAGCATCGGCGGCGACGTCATCGCGCGCTATCAGATCTCCCAGTGCAAGGTGTTCCAGATCGTTGACCTCGCTGCTGGCGAGACGCAGACCTTGCGATCGGGCGTCACCCGCACCAAAGGCAAACGCGACTTCACCGTCATCGGCACCTTTGCGCTCTGCCCGAAAATGGAGCTAGCGGTGCTCGACATCCACCGCGACGATCAGATCGACGGGCCCGACCAAATCACCCTCATGGGCCAGCTGCGCAACAAATACCGCGCCGGGCGCATCGGGATCGAAGCCGTCGCCTACCAATGGACCGCGGTGCAGACAGCGGTGCGCGCCGGGTTGCCGGTCGTTCCCATCACCCGCGGCAACGAGAGCAAAGAGACCCGAGCCTGGACGATCGCGGCGCGCTATGAGATGGGCCAGGTCTACCACTTCCAAGGCGCACCATGGCTCGACGCGTTGGAGAGTGAGCTCTTAGCGTTCCCGACCGGTGCGCATGACGACCAGGTGGACGTGCTCAGTGACGCGGGCGACGTGGTGGCGCAAGCCGCCCATCGAGGAGCACCACAAGGAGTCTACGTGCCATGAGCAACTCAGCATCATTTTGGACCTGCGGCCGCTGCCACTGCTCAAATCCCTGCGGCGTTGGGATCTGTCAGAACCCACAGTGCGGCGGTGAACCGGTCTCACGCACAGTTGAAGCGGTTGCTACACCGTCGACGCAGCGTGCGCCATGGGTCTTCAACCCCGACCGCCAATGCAATACCCGCGACGGCATACCGAAGATCGGCTACGCCAGCTTCGCCTACCGCTGCCTCGAACACGGCTGGCATGTGGGCAGCAACCGCGACGCGGCCTAGCATGCTCAGCATCAAGGGTGTCGTGTCGGTGTTTACCATCGACGACAATGTCGGCCGGCGCTTCGATTGGCCGGCGTTCGTGGTCATGGTTGGCTACGCGGCCTGCGTCGACGCGGTGGCGTGGATGATCGGCGGCCCGATCGGTGGCGTGGCGCTGCTCATCGCAATCTGGTGGTACGCGCCGTGACGTGGGCAAACGGCGATAGTTTAGGCAGCCAAAACTTTACTTTTACCGTCGTTGGCGGCGCGTACATTCCGCAAGCCATCCCGGCCTGCGCTCAGTGCAAAACCCAGACCCTAGACAACATCGAGAACGAGGGCAAGCCGATCTGCAAACGCTGCGCCTTCATTCTGGGCGCGCCGCGGTGGCTCGAGGCGATGTTCGTGGCCGTCGGTCGCGATCGCGCCAAGGTGCTGTACCGTGCGCTGGCCACCGTCTTTCACCCTGATTCGGGCGGCGACGAGCGGCTCATGAAAGCGCTCAATGCCGCTAAGGAACGATTCTCTTGACCGCGCTCGATCTCAACGTCCTCGCCGTCGCCGCCGGCGAAGCTGAGCGTCAGCGTGAGATGTGGCGCACCCAGAAGGCGGCACGTCGCGCGCGCCGACCTCGAGGGTTTTGCCAGAAATGTTCAGTTCGGCCGACTCGAGACGGCCACAAAGACTGTGCGCAGTGCCGGGCCTATGGAAAGACGGCCAAGCAGAACGAATACGACCGCCGACTTGCCGCTGGCCTGTGTACGATGTGTGGAAAAACTCAACCCGAACCAGGCTATATCACGTGCCCCACCTGCTGCAAACGATCGGGCGCCGACTTTAGGGCTCGTCGGGATCGCTTCTTGAAGCAGGGGAAGTGCATTTGCGGAAACGTTCTGGACAATCCCAAGCGCATGGAGTGCGCAACGTGCCGAGCCCGGGACCGCGACGCCTACACGGCCCAGCTCGCGAAAGCCGGGAAGAAGCGCAAGGCAGAAGTTCGCGCGGAGCGGATCGCGGCTGGCTGCTGCGTCGTGTGCGCCACAAAGCTAACCAACGGAAAGTGCGAACCCTGCTCTAAGCATCGACGCAAGCTCCAGAACAAGGCGGGTCGTCGCAAAACGCAGCGCTACATCGCCGCCGGACTCTGCTCGACCTGCGGACGTCAGAAGCCCGACGCTGGATATCGAGTCTGCCGCGGCTGCATCGATCAATCCAATAAGCGTCAAAAAGCACAACGCAGAGCGCGGGGGCTGCTGCCTCGCGCTGAGCGGCCGCCGCGCACCCATTGCCGCAACGGCCACCCCGTCAACGACCAAACGACCTACGGGAAAAAGTTGGCATGCAAGCCGTGCAATCACGCCGCCGTCGAGCGTTATCTTGCGCGAAAAGCTAAAACTCGGATACCCAAGCCACGCGGTCAGCCGCGTCGGTCCGTGTGACCGCCGCCGAGCACCGTCGTGCCGGCCACGTTGGCATCCCAATGCGATGGAACCGAGATCTCCCGTGGATCGGCGACTACCTAATCAATCGCAACCGGCGAAAAGCGCGTTTCGGCTACCGGATCGTCGACGTCGACCGTTTCGAGACGCCGCGCGGCCGCTGGTCGTTCAACTGCCGCCTGTGGTGCGAACGGGTGCTGCCCGAGGATGTACCGGCGAGCAAAACCGGCGATCGTAACCAGGTTCACACCTTCTGGTGGTTCCCACGGCAACGTCAGCGACGATCGCGTGTGTATCAGGTCCCCTAATCTCTCGGACACCCCGGCCTTTCGCTGCTCCGCGCCGTCGTAGCGGCGTCCAATGGCCGAAGAGTCCCTAAGAGATGACGAGCTGGGCGCCGGCGAGCACGCAGCGTTCGCCAAGACCGTTGCGCCGCCGCCGTACGAACCTGACCTTGTCGCCTACGACGTCGATCCCGCAAACGACCCCTATCGCCGCTTCACCGAAGCGATTGAAGCTG